TCTTCTTTATTAATGTTTACTCCATATTTAAAAAAGCTATATAATATAGCTTTGATTTCTTCTCTATTATTAGTTGTATTTTCACAACTCTTATTATAATTGTATAATAATTTTTCATTATTGTCAAGTACAACTACTCCAAATCCACCCGGTCCTGGATTTGGATGAGCACTTCCGTCTGTATATATAATCATATATTACTCCTATAGGAATATATTTTTATTTAAATCTTCATTTTTTACAACAGTTAATCCAGATACTAAATAATCCTATAACATACATATATTATTATTAGGAAATACTTTCTACAAATAATTATATATCTATTCTACTTCAGTTACACTGACTTCATCGGTAACATGGACGATTAAAGTATCGCCCATGTCAAGATGAATTATATTATAATTACACATCAATATTAGCCCTCCACGCATTTTCTTCGATGAACTTTTTACGGGGATCAACAGATTCGCCCATTAAATTCATAAAAGTTTTTGCAACTTCTGTAGCTTCATCCATATTGATTTGCTTCAATGTGCGTGTTTCAGGACTCATAACAGTTTCTTCCATTTCCGGGGGGTCCATCTCGCCTACATGCTTATCCAATATTACTATTGGCACTGACTATTTCTTCACTCAGGCTTACGCATTAACTGCCTTCATCGTGCTCACCTTTTCCAAATGCGTATCAATAGCATCCGTACTCCGCAACAACGCGGATAGTCGATACAGGATTAAACTATAATAGATTTCCAATTTTGATAAGACCAAACATTAACAAAAGATTTATAAGTAAGTTTATTATCATAGTCATTATAAACATCTGATAATTTTTCTCCATTTTTCTTACGAATTCGGATATTTCTTACTTCTTCTTCTGTTAATTTAGAACGACCATTTTTAGAACCTTTATTTGAAGTATTATGAAGATGGAATTCTTTATTTTCATCTGTATAAACTTCTGGCATAACATTCTTCCAACTTGTACCAGTCCAAATCTTGTGGAATCCAGATTCACCTATTCTTGAACTATAATCTAAATAAACATCTTGTTTTCTTTCTTTGTTATTATATCTTGTCCTAATATCAATAACATCTTGCTCTGTTAATTTATGACTTGGATGACACTCTCCAGCATTATATTGTCCTCCTGGAGTCATATTATATTGATTAGGATAAGTTTTATAATAAGAAATCCAATAACATTCTCGTTCATTTAAATCTTTTTCAAGACATTCTTCAACTACTTCAAATTTAAAGTTCTTTAGCCCAAATTCCATAAAGGCTTGGTATAAACGTTTATTATTTTCTCTTTGCCAATTATATGGTTTCTAGTGTTCTTTTAATCTATCTTCAATATTAATACTCTATCCGATATAAGCATCATTATTTATCAAATTAGTTATTTTATAAATGCCAATCATTTTAATTTACCTCACTAATTAAATAGTAAGATAATCTCTATTATAGTTTTTCCCACGAGATTATCTCCATAATTATATAGGATTTATACATTTCACATTTTCCTGAAATGTCCCAAAAAATTTTGAAGACTGCCTCGTTAGCCTGCGATTTCCAATTTTTAAATAAAAATGATTATTCGCAGACCCCTCTGATAAGAGGGAAAGTGAGTAGGGGCCAGACTACCTCGTACCCCTTCATGCGTCCCAGTTCAAAAGATCGTTTATTCTTAGCTCTAAATTCCTCAAGAGCAGCATCATCTTTTAAATACTGAATTTTTGTACCTTGAGTTACTTTATACAAAGGAGGAACTGCCGCATAAATATAACCCTTTTCAATCAGCTCAGGGCAGAATTTCCAGATGAAAGTGAGGAATAGGATCCGGATGTGACTCCCGTCTACATCAGCATCTGCGGTAATAATAATCTTGCCATATCGCAACTTAGACTCATCAAGAACAATCTTTCCATCCTTAACTTCAAGTCCAAAAGCATCAATCATACCACTAATTTCTTTATTTTGAAGTGCCTTGTGGAGATCGGCTTTCAAAACATTAAGAATTTTACCACGCAACTGAAATACCGCTTGCGTTCCTCGGTTACGAGCCTCTTTAGTAGAGCCTGCTGCAGACTTTCCCTCAACTAAGAAAATCTCACATTTATGACGTTCTTTGCTACTAGCATCAGCAAGTACATCAGGCATAATAACACGCTTTTTTGCATCTTGCTTACGAACGGTTTCTTTAGCTTTTTTCGCCTTTTCACGAGCAGCTCGCGCAAGCAATGCCTTATCAACAATTACTTTTGCATCAGCTTTGTTTGCATTTAACCAAGTTTCAATTTCTTGAGACACCAAACGTTGAACAATTGTTCTAGCTTCACTACTGGATAGTACATCTTTCGTCTGCCCAGAAAATACAGGGTCAGGCATAATAAAAGAAAGAACAAGAACAAGTCCTTCTTTAAGCTCATCACCAGAGATATTTGCATCCTTGTCTTTCAGCAATTTCTGCTCTCGCGCATATTTATTAACGCTTTGAGTAAGCGCAGTTCTAAATCCAGTTAAATGCGTTCCCGCGCTATTTGGAATAGAGTTTGTATACAATCTATAAGTGTCAGTATAAGTATCATTATACTGCATAGCAATTTTTACACCAACTCTATCTTCAAGAGTTTCAGTATAAAATACAGAAGTAAGGGTATTCTTTTTAGAATTCAAATCTTTAATATAATCTTTGATACCATCTTTAGAAAGAATTTCCTCTTCTGGCTTATCTTCATATTTTAGAGTAAAAGTCATCCCAGGAGATAGATAAGCTAGCTCTTGGATTTGCTTTTTTAGAGCGTCATAATCAAGGCGAATACCTTCTTTAAAGATGGTTTCATCTGGGATAAATTTAACAGAAGTTCCATGTAGTTTTGTATCTGCTTTTGCTTCTTTATAAGATTTTAACTCGCCTTTTTCAAAAACCGCTGTAGCACTTTTTCCATCACGTGTAGAAACAACAATAAAACTCTTAGATAGGGCATTTGTAGCTTTAGCACCGACACCATTCATACCACCAGAAGTATTATAGCCAGTTTTGCCATTGCTATCAAATTTGGCGCCTGTATGTAACTTTGTATAAACATTTACCAAAGTTTCGCTACCATCTTCTGCTTTGCCGAATGGAACACCTCGACCATTATCTATAATTGAAATACAACCATTTGTATCAACAATAATTTCGCAAGAAGTGCAATGACCATTTAGATATTCATCTACTGAGTTAGAAATAATTTCCAGCGTAATATGTTGAACGCCCGCTGGGCCAACACTACCAATGTACATACCTGGACGCAGGCGGATAGCTTCAATGCCTTCGAGTGTTTTAATGTCATTTACGCCATAATCAACAGTATTAGACATATAACTCTCCTTTAAATTTTGTTTCTTTTTTATTTCTATATATATTATATCAAAGATTTTTAGAAAAATCAAAAAGTATAATCTTTTTTCTTTAGTCTTATTGATTTTAGTTAGATACAAAATAATAAAAAGGATGACTTATATAAAATTATAAGTCATCCTTTTTATCTTGTATCTAATCATAAAAAAATTTTGCATTATTGTGATAATACTAATCTTTTTCATCTAAAGGAATTCCATTAATAGTTCCATATATCATTTTTTCACATTGAGTAGCAAAATTAGATATAATTACAGCCATTTCATGGAAGTATGTAGTTTTATTTTCAAAACCTAAATCAGTGATAGTGTCTATTTTTTCATATGTCTAAATTAATTTATTATCATCTAAAATATTATTTATATTTTTAGAAGCTTCTTCATATTTATTCTATAAATCTAAAGATTGTAAATTATAATCTTTAATCTATAATTCTAAACCATCTATTAGCTATGAAGCTACATTAATTTGAGCATTTAATTTATTAACTTTATTTTCTAAAGAACAAACTAAAGAAATCATTTCTTGTTTATCATATTCTAAATCTTGAAGGCTTCGTGTTTCAGCTATGTTCATAAATTAATCTTACTCCTTTAAGTATAGGTTTTTGTTGAACAAGAAGTAGTACAACTAGTTGGTCCAGTACATCCTGTAGTACATCCTGGAGATACACACCATCCAGCACAATCTTTTGTACATGATCCTGTGCATCCAGTACATCCTGAATAACATCCTCCAGTACAATTAGTGCATTCTCCACTACAAGTTCCACTACAAGTTCCACTACAAGTTCCACTACAAGTTCCACTACAAGTTCCACTACATCCAGTGCATCCAGTGCATCCTCCACTACAAGTTCCACTACAAGTTCCACTACATCCACTACATCCAGTACATCCAGTACAAGTTCCTGTACAAGTTCCTGTACAACTAAAACATAGACCTGTACAAGAGCTAGAACAGCCAGTAGCAGAAGTACTCTAAGCATATAAACTTTTTCCTTCAAGATTAGAAACAATATTTTGCATATTTGTAATATCAGAAGCAGTAATAATAGTTCCTTGAGAATTTATAGTTAAATTATTTGAATTATTAATAGCATTTAATGGTACAGATATTTTATCGTGATGTTCAGTCAATGCTTCTACACCAGTATTCGGAGTAATGTTAAAATCATAAGAACTAGAACCGTATGATGAAACACTTCCAGTATAACGTCTTCTTAAACATTCAGCCTTTACTCTAGATTTTAATGAAATAATTTCATCTTCAGTTAATAATGAGCTTGAAGTAGGCATAAAAATATTACTCCTTTCTAATTTTTTTCTATATTTCTTTTAAAAAAGCATATTCTTTTTTTCCAATAATTTCCTCTGCCCATTCTTTTGGACAATTTAAATTAATAGGAGTGCCTAACAAATAAAAATAATAAAAATTTGCTAAGCATCTTGCTTTATGCATTGAACAAATAAAAGTAGTTCTTTTATTTGGAGTTCCAAAGATTTCATAATTATAAGCGCTACAATGTCCACATCCAGAGGCTATTGGACAATTAAAACATTCTTCTGTAGACTATGATTCTCTGGTAATGGCTTTTAAAGAATTTACTCTTTCTTTAGTTTCTTCATTATAACCAATACCATTATTAATATTGCCAATAATATATAATGGATTTTTTATATTACTTGATGTCTCCATATATCTTAAACAAGGAAAAAATTCTCCTTTATAATTCATGGCAATCATTTTTCCTGTTCCACCGCACCAATTCTAATTCTCTTTTGGGTCTAATTTATCTCCAATTTGTAAAGAAAACATAGATAACATTACTGAATTTAATAGATTTTGCTCTTTTAAATATAAAATAATATCTTTTAATTGATAATATAATATTGTTGCATGTTCATTAGTCCATCCTTTTTCATAAACACAATTAAAATATATGTCTCTATATCCAAGTTCTAGTAATGATTTAACTGCTTCATAAGTATGTGTTATATTATTTGGAGATAATGTCATTTTATTTCCAATATATTCGTGAGTTTTTAAATAATCTTTAACAGCTAAAACAACTCTGTCATATGTCCCTTCTCCATTTAAATCTAATCGACAAGCATCATGTAAATTTTTATGCCCATCAATAGAAATACTATAACTACAATATCCGTCAAAAGTTTTTAAATACTCTTGAACTGTAGGATTGAAATGATTTAACCCATTTGAGCAAATATTAAACATAAATTTTAATATTTTAGGATGTTTCATTTTAAACATTTTACCAAGACAATATTTACTTATTTCAGTAATTAAATTAATTTCTAAAAATGGTTCCCCACCTATAAAATTAATAATAAAACCAATACTATTATCAAAATCACAATACTCAGATATTTTTTTATCTTCGTCTAAAATTTGATCAATAAATTGTCTTGCAGTATCAAATGTCATTGAGTGCTATTGCTTATTATGCTAGTAACAATATGTACAAGCCATATTACAATTATCTGTTACCTATAAAGTAATATCTTTAGCACCAAATAAAGGCGTTTCAAAATCATCACCATACATATCAACTAACATATTTGGAAAATCTCTCATTCTTTCCTTTGGTCTATTTTTTACATCTTCTTCAGTAAATAAAGAACTCTCAGAAAATACAATAGCCCAATCTTTTAAATTTAAAAAATTAATAGAATATATTTCTTCTATTGTTTCAAGAATTGTCTATCTAACAATTTTAGATTTTAAAAATAATTTTTGATAATATTCCATTGAAGAATTCCATTCTTCATCTGTCATTGGATAAAAATCTCGTTTTATATTATTTAATAAAGACATATATCTAAAATATTCATAATTAGCTTTATCTAAATATTTTATTAATCCATTATTTATTTCTATTTTCATAAATAACTCCTTTTTCTCTAAAAAAATTTTAGATTCCATAATCTACATCAATATCTTCAGTATTATAACCTGAAGAATTTTCTTCTACATATGTCTATGACATCATTTCATGGTAAGCAATACCATGTTCTGTTGTATTTTCAGCTTTTGCTTTATTATAATAAAAAGCTTGACTTACTCCATATGCAGTCCAAGGAAAACTTACCATTGCCGCGAGCCACGGCAAAGAACCAGTAAAACCTTGTCTAATACAATAAAAAGCAAGAATAATAAATGATAAAGAGATAATCCAAATTAGAATTGATTCTTGAATCAATAAAGCTTTAGAAAATTCTTGTTTACTTTTTCTCATAATTTATCTTCCCTTCTGGGAGATTATTAAATTACTTCTTCTCGTCGTAACGTTTTAAAATAACTGCCATTTCTCCACGAGTTAGATATTTCTTAGGCATTAAACGACCTTGATTGTCACCGCTAATTAAGCCATTAGCATTTGCCCATTCCATAGCATCTTTTTCAAAAGTAGAATCTTTCTTTGCAAGAGTCTCAATATAAGCAGTCATCATTTCATTAAATTTTTCTTGAGTCATATCTTCGTCCTCCTCAACTGTTGTTGTTATCTTATTTAATAAATTAGCAACATCGGCTCTAGCTGTAGCCATACTTTTTCCATATTTTGGAAACCAGTGAGTTACATCAACATGGCTAGAACCAAAACCTAAAGCTGCACTATCGGCATGACATAAAATAGTTGGAATAGAAACCCCATTTACAACCACTTTTCCATTTGGATCAATATTATATAATTGACATAAATAAGCTGTAATTTCACAAGCCTCTTGATAAACTTGGTTAAAATAGGTCTCGTCATTCAGATCGTCTTCGCAAATCTCAAACTGTATCCAGCCGTTGTTACAAGATCCTTTTGAACCACTACCGCATCCCCATGGTTTATAATTCCATGGCATAGTTTGTACAGTAGTAACAGTTCCATCTGCAAGTTTACCTATCCAACAATTTAAACCAGCTTGATGGTCAATATGATTCCAATCATTTCCACCTGTGTTTTTACCTAATTTATTAATTAATGTATTATAGTTAGCATCATTAGAGCTAGGCTATACATATCTCCTTAAATTAGGATTATTAGCTCCAGTGCTATGCCATAAGACACCTTTAATTTCCATTGTTTTAGTACCTTTATAACAAGTGCTATTTGTCATCATACACTGGAGTGGTTTGTTATTTGAGTTATATTTCATTAAACTTTCTCCTGTCGTTGTTATAGTCGTAGAGACAAACATATCATAATATTTTTGTCCATAAGAAGCTCTTTTCTATTGGACTGTTAAACTCTAATCTGCTGGTTTTTCAAAATTTAACAATACCGCATTAGAAGCTTCTGTTACTGTTTTTGCTGTTTTTAGGGTAATTAATATAGAGCTATAGCTAGAAGATAATTCAGAATACAGAAAATCTAATTGCATTTGCAAATCTCCAATAGATTTGCCCGCCTACTTAGCAAAATTTAATAAATTTTGTTTTCGTTTCCAATAAGTCCATTGGGCTAGACCATATCCAGCAGAGTCTTTAACAAAATTAGTATATTTACCATTATCAACTGCTGTGGTATATGTATCATCTGTATATCCTAATTTTTTTTCATAGTTATTTTGTAAGTTGGTAGATTTTAATCCACTTTCCGCATATAGATTGCCCATAAGGCCAGCGGCGCCGCAATCATTTAAACCTTTATTTTTTAAATAAGTCCAAATAGTAGATTCATTACTCATATTAAGTCACATCCATTTAATTAAAAAAGCTTGGGATTAAAAAATCCCAAGCTTTTTTATTACATATTTTCCGCAATTTCTGCGATTTTTGAACGATGAATTGTTTTTAATGTGACTTCTCCATAAATATCTTCACCTCTAAAAACTTTTGAGGCACGACGCATACCATTGTTAGCTCCAGAATATTCGATACTATCAACTTGCGCTTTACAGTCACCATCAATAATACAAATACTATCATCGCCAATTCTTTGCAAAGTTAATTTCATTAAACTAATATCCATATTTTGAGCTTCTGAAATGTAAATACCAGCATTCATACCAGAAGTATCATAACCACGAATATCAGATAGTGGGAGAAGAATCAATTTTTCCTGTTGAATCATTTGTTCAACTAATACTCGTCCTCCCAATTTACTAATTAAGAGATTTCCAATCTAAGAGTCAAGGAGTTTTTCATCTCTTGTCCCAGGATAATAACCTAATTTAGCTGAATTCTTAGTTGCTACCGTATTACAAAATACGATAATTTTATCAATTCTTCCTTTATCTAACTGACTTAGTAAATAAGAAAGTGATAAGAACGTTTTACCAGAACCAGCCGGACCTTTCACTAATGTGATTTTATTATTAATCAAGCTATCAGCAAGCATTGCTTGGTAAATATCTCCCTTAAAAGGCTTTACATCTCCTAGATAGCGAGAATTAAAATTTTTATAATTAAGATGTCGATATCCTTCACCTGTCCAGCAAAGAGTATCTACAATTTCATTATCTGTATTAGATACTACCAAATATTGGTTAATTTTTAAATTAAACATATTAGTGGATGGTTGAGAATAAAATTCTGTCATAAGATTATCTGACATAGAAATTTCAAGATACCCGCTATAATCATCAGTAGTTTCTTCTTCGACACTTTCAATAGAATCGCTTCCGAAGAATAAATTTGCTATATGCTTTAAAGCCAAATCATTGGTAACAAAAATAGTTTCATCAGGATGACAATTTTTATCATAATCAATAGCTGTAGCTAAAATAGAAGTGTCGTTCGTGATTGATAAATCTTTGTCAATAATTGGGTCAAGCATATTATTCTTAAAAATCCACACCTCATAATCATCAGGATGCTCATCTAAAAGATGCAATAATTTGCGGGCCGCATACTTTACATCAGCATCTTTATTTGTTGAAGTTTTTATATTTTCCAATTCATTTAAAGTAATTGAAGAAATAACTATAGGATTTTTATCTTCAAATAAAGTATCTACTTTCATTAGTAAACTACAAGTATCATAAAATTTATATGTCTTCATCTGCCTCTTCCTCTTCTTCGGTTGGTACTGCAAACCCAATTACACGCACATTTTCTTCATCTTCTGGATTTGCAAGTTTTGAGATTTGTAAATTCAACTTAGTGATTTCAACTGTGAATTTACCTTTGACCATTTCTAAAAAAGTTATTATTACATTAACACCTGCTTCAAGCATTGGATAAATAAATGCAATAAAAACTATACCGAGCATGAAACACCAGAATATAATAACCACTCCTTCTCAGGATATATCCTTCAATATATATTATTTTTGAGAAATGGATATTATTTATTTTTGACCTTTCCGGTTTTTGCGCACGGCTTTATAAAATTCATCTTTCTTTTGGATTAATGTCCTTAAACTTTGCTCTTCGCTAGTTAACAAGTTGTAAGCTGTATCTAAATCAAAATCAATCTGATGAATTTGCCTTTGTAACATTTTATTTTCATAGGAATTTTCATTAAATTTTTTACTTTTATTCATAGAATAATATAATTGATGTAAAGCAGCTTTGCGCTCTTTTAAGCAATCTCTATAATATCTATAATATTTAATTTTTGCTCGTCTAAAAGCAATTTCACAACCAGTTTTTTCACTACACATATCTTCATCTACTGGATTACAATTTGCTGTTCCGTAGAATATTTTTTCTCCATCGCTTAGAATACATGCTGCTGTTTTTGTATCTTCATCCCATTCAAAAATAGGTTCATATTTCATAGATATAATTACTCCTTTCTTTGTAACTTTTTATACATATATTATAGCACAAAATTACTAGAAAAGCAAACATATGGGGTTTTTACTAAAAAAAATTCTATGGGGGTGAAATTTCCGAACTACGGTCGTGCCGAACGCCTGGGCAAAAGTATAAAAAAATGCGGTATAGATTTCTCTATACCGCATTAAATATATTTTATTCTTCAATGTCAGGAGCCTTTTGAGCGCCTTTACTACCAAGATAGCTGGCGATTACAGTCCTCATATCAACACCAGTAGCATTAGATACAGCTGCCATAATCTGGTCAGCAGATTGCATTACATCTTCAACCATCTTGGTGGAATTACCACTGCCATACATAGTAATTTTATCTACATTTGCAAGAGGAGTCGCAGCCTGCTTGACAACTTCAGGCAGGGCATCAAAGTACATTTCCAAAACAGAGGCTTCGCCCATTTTCTTCTGCGCCTCTGCCTTTTTGTCGATTGCTTCAGCTTCAGCGGAGCCCTTAGCTACAATACCCTCGGCTTCAGCCAAGGCCGCATATTTAGCAGCATCAGCCTTAGCTTTCATGGCTTCTGCTTCCTGCAAAGCCGCATACTTGTCAGCTTCAGCTTTCTGCTCACGCTCAAAACGCTCAGCTTCTGCCTTCTTCTGGCGGGCAATCAAATCAGCTTCAGCCTGTTTCTCAGCAGCATACTTATCAGCATCAGCTTGCTTACGTACCAGAGCGTCCAGCTCATATTCTTTCAGCTCAATCTCTTTCTGCTTCAGTTCAGTTTCACGCTCAGCCTTAGCAATATTTGCATTAGTTGCAGCAACATCACGAAGTCTACGCTGATTCTCAGCCTCAATTTCCTTAGCGGCATCAGCCTGAGCCTGCTTAGTATCAGCCTCCTGCTTCAACTGAGCCTGCTTAATTGCCAGGTCGTTATTACGACTTGCGATTTCCTCTGCAGCCTGCACCTTAGCATCATTAGAAGTCTTAGCATTATTAGCTTCAGCGATGGCAATTTCACGCTGAGCATCAGACTTTGCGATAGCAGCCTTCTTACGAATTTGCTCCACATTATCAATACCAAGGTTTTCAATTACACCATTATCATCAATGAAGTTCTGGACATTAAAAGAAATCAGTTCCAAGCCAAAACGAGCCAAATCAGGAACAGCATTTTCCTGAACCTTTTCAGCAAACGCCTTGCGGTCGGAAACCATGTCAGTTAGCGCCATGCTACCTACAATCTCACGAACATTACCTTCCAGAAGGTCACGCACCTTATCGTTAATCACTTCACGAGATACGTTCAAGAAGTTTTGAGCAGCAAGTTCAATCATTTCAGTAGACTGCCCAATCCGCACGTTTACATTGGAATCCACTCGCACATTGATATACTCAGCAGTAGGAACCGCACTAGAAGTTTTTACATCAATCTGAACAGCGCCAAGAGCCAACTTATCTACTCGTTCAAAAAAAGGAATTTTAAGTCCTGCTCGACCAACGAGAATTCGAGGCTTTTTTCCAAGACCAGAAATAATATATGCCTGATCAGGCGGTGCTTTTAGATACCCAGAAGCAAGAATTATAATCACCGCAATCACAATAATTGCGGGAAGAATAAAAGGGGTAATTGTTGAAATAATACTCATAAATAATCTCCTTTTTATTTATTTATCAAGGTTCAAAGAAATATCATATGCTTTATTTCTCATATCTTCTAAAACAATTTCCATTTGTACAGGTTTGCAATCATGGGCATCTACTCCTACATGATAACAATAAGGAAGTTCATTATAGAATTTAGTAGTTGAATGAGTATGCCCATGCAAATTTAAAGTCATCTGTTTTAGAGATTCTTTCTCTAAATTTCCTGTTAGCATAGGATAATGAGTTGCAATAAAATGATACTTTCCAGAATTAATACGAAGCGCATCTGCAACCTCAACTACATTTGGAAGCGACTTGTACATCTCAATGCGACGAGGGGTATCGTGATTGCCAAGGACAATATGTAGCTTTCCTTTCATTTGAGAGATACATTCTTTGCCGGCTTCAAGATCGCCCAAGCACAAATCGCCAAGAACATAGACTTCATCAGAACTAATTACTTTTGAATTGTGTCTATAAATAATCGCTTCATTCATCTCTTGGACGCTGTTAAATCCTCGAGTTTTCCAAATAAATTCTTTATCATGGTTAAAATGGTCAGTGCCAATCTGAAGTAAACCAGATTGCCATAAAATCACCTCTTTTTAGGGGTAATAATTGCTTCAATTACTCCCATTCCTTTTTTTCTTCTCTAGTAATAACTGCTAGTGGTTATGTTATATATATTACACCATTCTTTAATACTGTGTCTTTCCCCATTAATTAATGGATTAGATTCATTATACTAAAAAATTTTTTCTTCAACGGTTGGTGCGTTTTCTATTTCAATAATATTACCATCTTCATCAATCTTTCTAAAAATATAATTATGAACAATTGAATATCTCTAATTCCCAGAAGAACATTGCTATATTCTATTTCTATCTATGTTTAATTCTCTACTGGCTTGAGAAACTGAGTCATAATATTTTTCTTCTAAAGTTTCAACATTTACACAAAAAATTTTTTGATGTCTTAAAGAAGTTAAGTATTTTGGAATAACAAGATTATTGTTTTTATCTAAGTCTTGAAAAATATCTCCATTAAAATTTCGCTATTGACCTTTGCAGACTTTTCTAATTGAGGAAGCCTAAAAATCGCCATCATAACCATTTTTTCTTGCAGCTTCATGGTAAGAATTATAAACTTCAATAATTTTACCATTTTTAACTTTTGCACATTTTTGGCTGATTTGCTAAATATACTTTTGAAGATTTTCTGACCCTAAAGAGGGCGTATCAGTATTATAAGTCTAATTATACCCATTATTATAGCTATCAAAAAATATAATCATTTCTTTCTCATAGCTCTACATCTCTTCCACAGAATCAAAATCATCTCTTAATATTTCAAAATGAAAATTTTCTATTCCATATTTCCGAAAAGCACAATATAAAGGATAGTCATATTTTGGATCATTTGAATTTTTAGAGCAGTTAAGATGTTCCTTCCATCGTTTATTAACTCTAATACTTGAACCAATATAACATTTATTATTTATTAAGTTAGTAATTTTATATACAGAATACATTTCTATATTCCTCCTCTCAATAAAATATAAATATTATATCAATTCATTGTATTATTCTTGACCAGCACTTTTGTTAAAGTGCCAATCGGATGTTACAAAAATCATAAGTATCAAACCTCCTTAATATAAATAATTTCTTTATATTCATACTTTTCGTGAGGAGTTGCAGGAAAAAAAGATTTATTCATATTTTGGATAACAGACTCAGGAACTTTTGTCCTACCTTCTCTTTTGGAATTGCGCTCAAGACAAGTCTCAAGAGAAGTAAGAAAATTCACAGCGTAAATATCAACATCTTTAAGATTTAGTTGATTGAGAACTTTATTGCGGCTGCGTTCATTAATATGAGTAGCATCAATATAAGTATTCTCATTGGTAGCAATAGATTCATTAATCTGACGAATGAACTCTTTAAAAACAGCATCCTCTTTAGAAAAATATTCTTCATCTTCATTCACCATGCTGAATCGAACAGTATCACGAGAAACGCAATAGCCATTTTGTTTAGCTACCCAGCTGCTTTTGCCCGATGCTGGAATCCCGCACAAAAGCCAAACTTTCTTCTGCTTCATCCTTATACACCCCATC